GGAAGATTTTGTAGTCCGTATAGGGCGGTTCCCTATATAATTATGGAAATGAAAACATGAGCGATACTGAAAGCACCACTCCAGAGGGAAGTGCGCAGTTAGATGTAAATGGTGCAGCTAACGCTATTTTGGGATTAATGGGTACTGATGACGGCTCCGAACAGGAACAACCAGAACAGCGCACAGAATCCAACGATAGCGATGCCGAATCAGAGGAATACGAGGAATCGGAAGAATCTGAGGTAGAACAAGAAGAAGCTGATGAGTCAGAGGAACCCCAAAAATTCCGAGTGAAAGCTGCGGGAGAAGAACGTGAGGTAACCCTAGATGAACTCATTAAGTCGTATCAACTTGGCACTGATTATACAAAGAAATCGCAAGCTGTAGCGGAAGAACGTAAGGCGGTTGAGGCCGAACGCCAAGCAGTTCAAGAAGCTAAGCAACTCCGTGATACTTATGCGGAGAGGTTGCAGTATATCGAGCAAGCCTTGATGCAGCCTCAAGAAACAGAGAATCTGGAATACCTGAAAGAGACTGATCCTATTGGATACGCTGTTAAGGTTGCAGAGATGTCTCAGAGGGAAAAGCAGTTAGCGCAAGTTCGTGCTGAGAGACAACAGATCGCTCAACAGCAGGAATACGACAGACAGCAGCAACTACGTGCAACGGTCGCACAAGAAGCTGAGAAGTTAGTTAGTGCGTTACCTGAATACGCTGATCCTGTTAAGGGTGAGGCAATCCGTAAAGACATCCGTAGCTACGGCAAACAGGCTGGATTCTCGGATGATGAACTAGCGAATGTATTTGATTCACGTGCTGTATTAACGCTTTATAAAGCTATGCAGTACGATAAATTGAAAGCATCGCAACCAGCTATTGCTAAGAAGGTGAATGATGCGCCTAAGACAATGAAGTCAGGTGTATCACAACCAAGAGATAGCGGAGCTGAGGACTTTAAAAAACTGAAGGCTAGAGCTAGACAGTCTGGAAAGATTGGCGATGCAGCAGCCGCTTTTGAACGATTCTTATAAGGAATTATTATGCCTACATATCAAACATTTACCGCTATCGGTATGCGTGAAGATTTATCTGACGTTATCTATAACATCAGCCCAACTGAAACACCAATTATGTCCTCTATCGGTAAGACTAGCGCAACTGCTGTTTACCATGAATGGCAGACGGATTCGCTCGCCGCAAGTACGACAGCGAATGCGGCCGTTGAGGGGGCAGACGCTACAAGCGCAACTTTAGCTCCAACTACTCGTGTAGGTAACTACACTCAGATCGTACAAAAGACTGTACAAGTTTCTGGTACTTTGGATAAAGTAAACAAAGCAGGTCGTAAGTCAGAAAAGGCTTACCAGTTAGCTAAGGCTTCTGCTGAACTAAAGCGTGACTTAGAGACAATCATCACTGCTAATCAGGGTCGTAGCGCAGGTACATCAACCGTAGCCCGCACAATGGGTTCGTTGTTGTCATGGATCAAGACCAACAGCTCACAAGGCAGTGGCGGTTCTGCTCCAGCAACTTCAGGTGTTTCTACCCGTACCGATGGTACACAGCGTACTGCTACTGAAGCATTGTTGAAAACTGTTATCGCTTCGATCTTCGATCAAGGTGGTTCACCTAAGGCTGTATTCGTTGGTTCAGCTGGTAAACAGAAGATGTCAACCTTTGCAGGTATCGCTGTAAATCGCTATCAGATCACTAAGCCTGAGGCTGGCGTAATCATCGGTGCTGCTGACATTTATCAGTCTGACTTTGGTCAATTGTCTATCGTTCCAGATCGTTTCATGCGTACTCGTGATATGTTAATTCTCGATCCTGAGTATGCAGCTATGGCTTACTTACGTCCATTCATGACTAATGAATTGGCTAAGTCTGGTGACTCCGAGAAAACTCAGATTCTTGCTGAAGTTACTCTCGAAGTTAAGAACGAAGCAGCTCACGGTATCGTAGCTGACTTGGACTTCTCGCTGTAATTTGACTAGCCCTCTACTTAACGGTAGGGGGCTTTTTTGAGGGATTAATGGAAAACTTTCGTACTCAGACGGTTCATGCGGACGGTGATGGCGGGATTATCATCGAAACTAATCAAGATATATCTGACATCCTAGAGCGCAATAAAGTGCTTCAGGAAGTTGACAAGGCTAGGACAGGAGCAACAGAAGATTTACATTTAATAGGCTCAATACCTTTTACGGCTATTGATAAGCTAAATCAAATGGGAATCATGCGTGGATTTGCGATAATGGACGAGGTAGCTTTTAAGAAGTGGCTCAACCATCCTGAACAAGCACCGTTAAAGATATATCGAGGAACAGTATGAGAGTTGGCGTTTGTATTCCATGTAGGGACGAAGTACATACAGGTTTTGCGTTTGATTTTGCTAGGATGGCTGCACATGATGCGTCTGTTCGATGCAAGGACGGTAAGGGTGGTCTAAGCCTCTATACGATGCCTGGAACGCTTATATTTGATCAGCGTGAGAAGTTAGCTCAGGTAGCATTAAAAGAGGGCTGTGACGCTGTTCTGTACATTGATAGCGATATGCGGTTCCCTCCTGATCTGATAACGATAATGTTATCTCGTGAGGTTGGAATTGTAGGTGTCAATGCTGTCACTAGACGTAAACCATGTATGCCAACGGCTAAACTGTTAGTTAAGTCAGAGGATGAGAAAGGTATTCGCCATCATTGGTCTAATGTCGATTCTCGTGGTAAGGAAGGTATTGAGAAGATTACTGCTGTTGGTTTTGGGGCGGTAATGATTCGTAGGGAAGTGTTTGAGAAGGTTCCTCAGCCGTGGTTTGATGCAGGATGGGGACCAACTGGTGTAGTAGGTGAGGATGTTCACTTCTGCGTTAAGGCTGGTGACAATGGCTTTGATACTTACGTGGATCACGAGCTGTCTATGCACATTAAACACATAGGTACGTATGAGTACGGTTGGGACGATTTCGAGCAACTAGAGGAATAATATGGCTTTTACGACATATAGTGACTTAAAGACTACGATAGCTAGTTACTTAGCACGTAGTGATTTAACAGCTATGATTCCTACGTTCATCCAGTTGGCTGAATTACGTCTGCGTAGAGAACTTAGAACTCGTCAAATGTTGGTTGTAGCTACAGCAAATACGACAGGTGGAGACTCTACCGTAGGATTACCTACTGACTTCCTAGAGATGCGTGATATTCACGTTAATACTAATCCTATAACGACACTAGCTTATAGTGCGCCTAACTCGTTCTATAACTCTTACAGGGCTACAGAATCAGGTAAGCCAACTGACTACACAGTATTAGCGACAGAGCTTCAATTGTCTCCTATTCCTGATAGCACTTATCAGCTACAAATGCTCTACTACGCACAGCCGTACTTCTTGAGCGACTCGAATCAAGGTAATGTATTCTTGACTAACTTCCCTGATGCGTTGCTGTACGCTGCTTTAGGCGAGGCAGAACCGTATCTAATGAATGACGCAAGATTACAGACTTGGGCTAGTTTGTACGATAGAGCAATATCATCAATAACGATAGCAGACCAGAGTAGTGAGTACAGTGGTCAGCCAATGTCAATGAACTATAACGTGAGGTAAATTATGGCAGAGATGTCAACATACTTAGAAAATGCTCTGATTAACGCTACCTTGCGTAATACGAGCTATACAAGTCCTTCTACTGTTTACGTAGGTTTATATACGTCTGATCCTACTGATGCCAATACTGGTACTGAAGTATCAGGTGGTTCTTATACACGTACTGCGGTAACTATGGGTTCTCCTACTGACGGTGTATCGACTAACAGTGCTGCGGTAGAGTTTCCACAGGCTTCTGGTTCATGGGGTACAGTTGGCTGGATCGGTATTCTTGATGCTTCATCTAGCGGTAACTTGCTGTATCACACAGCTTTAGACACATCCAAGACAATTTCTTCTGGTGATATCTTTAAGATAGCAATTGGTGGACTCAGCGTAACTCTTGCGTAAGGAGTAGATGATGGCACTAGTTGTCGCAGATCGTGTTAAGGAAACATCTACTACTGCTGGCACTGGTACGCTAACGCTTGCTGGTGCTGTTGATGGGTTTCAGTCTTTTGCTGTAATTGGTAATGGCAATACTACCTACTATTCTATTGTTGATAGCACTGCTAACACATGGGAAGTAGGTATTGGTACGTACACATCTTCAGGTACTACATTAGCTCGTACTACGGTATTGGCTAACAGTTCTGGCACTACTTCACCTATATCTTTTGCATCTAACAGCAAGGACGTATTTGCTACGTATCCTGCTGGCAAGTCTGTTCATGAGGATGCTGATAATACGGCTTACGCAGAGCAGATTGGTGCTTCTAACGGTATCGTAATTAACAAGCAAACTGTAGCTACAAGTTTCTCTATTCCTAGTGGATATTCAGCTATGAGTGCTGGCCCTATTACGATCAATAGCGGAATAAGCGTTACTGTTCCTAGTGGATCAAAGTGGGTGGTGTTCTAGATGTTTGGAATATCCGCATATTCGCAGACTCCGTATTCGTCTCTAGCAGGTGGTGCAGGAATACTGTTCGGCAATGCTAGCGTTAATGTCTATGCGACAGTCACAGCGAATGGCGGTAAGTTGTTTTTCGGAACTGGAAATATATCTTGCTTGGCTACGGTAAGTGCTACAGCCATAAGGATATTAAGCGGTACAGGCGCAATAATTGGCACAGCTACAGTAACAGCTAACGGTGGTCTAGTAATTAATGCTGCTGCTTCTGTAAATGGTACGGCTACGGTAACTGCACAAGCTACTAGAGTCTTGTTCTTTACTGGCGATGTAGAGTGCGATGCCACTGTTACTGCTGACGGAATACGAATAAGACTAGGCGTAGCGTCTATTGATGGCACTGCTACGGTTACGGCTAACGGTGGTGTTGAATATTCCGGTAACGCTTCTGTAGAGGCTCTAGCTGATGTAGCTTGCTTGGCAATAGCTGTATGGAACGCTGTTGCTGATATAGAAGGAAATGCTGAATTATCTGCTGACGGTCAAGTAATTGGTGACGAGTGGGATAACGTAACAGAACAATCGAATACTTGGACTATCGTTCCTGAAGGTGAGAACACTTGGACGGTAGTTTCATCGCAATCTGATACTTGGACAAGGCAATAATGGCTAAACAACGAATAATATTTGGTGAATGGCTACCAGATCAGCCTGGTGTTACAGGTGCTTTAACAGGTGCAGTTAACTGTTATCCAGTTACTAATGGATACGCTCCAATTCTTGACGAAGAAGAATATTCTGATGCTGCTGATGCTGATTTATTGACGTGTTTTGCAGGTAAAACAGCAGGAACGGTATCATTATTTGGTGCTTCTGCTAGTAATTTATACAAATTTGAAGCTGGTACTCGTGCAATGGATCCTCTAACCACTGCTGGTTATAGTGCTATCGAGTATTGGGACGCTGTTCAGTATGGCGAAAAGATGATTATGGCTAACGGAAGCGATAAATTGCAGTCGTTCACGCTAAATTCATCGACTTATGCAGGAGATTTGTCTGCTGATGCTCCTGAAGCTAAGTATGTAACGGTAGTTAAGGACTTTGTAGTCGCTGCTAACGTAGCTGGCGAAGAAAACAAGGTCTATTGGTCTGATATTAACGATGAAACAGATTGGACTCCTGGTCTTGCTAGTCAAGCTGACTCTCAGGTAATGCCGGATGGCGGTGATATCACTGGTTTAGCTGGTGGTGAGTTCGGATTAGTGTTCCTAGAACGTGCTATCTACCGTATGTCTTATGCAGGTAGTCCGTACTTCTTCCAGTTTGACGCTATTAACCGTACTTTAGGCTGTATTTCTGCCGGATCAATCATTAACTTTGCAGGATTAACGTATTTCCTAGCAGACGATGGTTTTTACGTGTGCGATGGTCAGACAACCAAAGGAATCGGTACAGAAAAAGTAGATCGCTGGTTCTTTGATAACGCAAACTTGTCAGCAGTTAAGTTAGGTATGTCATCCGCTATAGATACTGAGAAACGCCTAATTACTTGGCTGTTTCCTGCACAGAATGGTGACAATTTACTGCTGATTTATAACATCTCGTTAAACAAATGGTCGTATGCAGAGACTACTGCTGACAGTGTATCGTTTGCTCTAACACCATCGGTAACACTAGAAGGATTAGACGTATTTAGCGCAAGCATAGACTCACTAGGTATCTCTTTAGATGATCGTCAGTGGGTTGGCGGTCTATTGCTATTGTCTGCAACGAGAGGCCCTAATATTGTTACATTTAGCGGTCAGTACAAACAGGCTGCTTTAACGTCTGGTGACATAGATATTGGTCATTCCGTAGTTACTTTAGGCAGACCGATTGTGGATCAAGGTAGCGGCTCTGTAGCAGTCGCAAGTCGTGAGCTATTGTCTGATGCTATTACATTCGGAGATGCGTCTGTAGCCGATTCTGAGGGTCGCTGTGGGCTGCGTTCAGCAGGTAGGTATCACAGGGTTAAAACTAGTCCTAGCGGGGCGTGGAGGACTGCTGTAGCGGTTGAAATAGATATAGCAGGTCAGGGTAATCGATGACGAGAACAGTCCAGTTTCAGACGTTACCGCCTTTTGGTGGAGATCAGCGACAGGTTGCTGAAGTTGTTCGTGGAATTATGGACGGTAAGACGAATAACACTGGCAAGGTAACTTTATCCACAGGCAATGCGACTACAACGACTATATACGACAGCCGTATAGGCAACGAGAGCTTGATATTCTTGGTTCCTGTATCTGCTGCTGCTTATGCTGATTCTGCGCCTTATGGAGCGTTTCAAAGCCTTGTAGATCAGTCTGTAACAGCTAACACAGCTACAGCAATGACGTTAGACACAACGGACTATTCTAACGGTGTGTATCTATCGAATAGCTCAAGGATGAATGTTAGGAATACTGGCGTTTATAACCTACAGTGGTCAGGTCAGTTTAACAATACAGATACGCAGATACACGATGTTAGCGTTTGGTTAAGAAAGAACGGTACAGACGTTACTGGCTCTACTGGCGTTATCTCTGTTCCTAACTCACATGGTGGAGTTGATGGTCAAACTATTGTAGGTTGGAACTACTTCTTAGAGTTAGCAAAGGATGACTATATTGAGATTTATTGGTCAGCTACTAGTGCTTTGATAACGCTTCAGCATCTACCATCTCAGACTAGTCCGACTAGACCAAGCACAGCATCACTTATTACAACATTAAACTACATAGCTCCAGCAGCAACATCTAACGTATATGTTTCCTCACAACAGCAAGGAAGTGCTATTCTTACGCACTGGACAAACAATACTGCGGATAAAACTTATGGATACATTGTGGTGGGCTAATGGAATTTAGACATATACCAGTAGCAGATATACGTAAATGGTGGGCATCAATTAAAGCACCATTGGACAAAATTAAAGGGTATAGCCCAGAGGATTGGATAGTAGAAGATGTCTATGCAGATTTAATCTCTAATAGATCACTTCTATGGGTAGTTTTGAAGGAGCAGAGGTTCGGCGGCTTCTTCATATTGCAGCCATCTGGACTACATCTACACGTTTGGGCGGCTTGGACGTTAGAAAATGATTATCAAATGGTTGAAGATGGGCTAAAATACATAAAAGGCTTGGCAAGTCAAGCTAATGCAAAATATGTAACTTTCTCTAGCCATCGACAAGGTTGGCAACGTAGGGCTAAGAAGCTTGGCTTCAAGCCTAAACAATGGATTTGCGAGGTCTAATATGGGCGGTGGTGGCGGTGGTTCAACTACAACAAGCGGGATAGATCCCACAATCAAGCCGTATGTAACGTATGGTCTTGAAGAAGCTAAACGTCAATATGAGTCACCTGGAGCAGCGTTCTTTCCTGGTCAGACTTATGTCTCTCCTAGTGAGGCTACTCAGGCTGCATTACAGGCTGCTCAAACTAGAGCTATGTCAGGCTCTCCAATTCAGCAAGCAGCGCAGCAAGAGTATCTATCCACAGTTCAAGGTAGAGGCGTTAATCCATTCCTAGAGGGTGCTTTAGCAGGGACTACTCGTCAGGCTGAGGAAGCATATACTCGTGGCGTTCAAGGATTGCAGTCTAAGGCATCATCAATGGGTCGTTATGGCTCTAGCGCAATGGGTCAACAAGTAGGTCAGGCTCAAGACATATTCGGTCGTAACCTAGCGGAAAGCGCAGGTCAATTAGCTTATCAATCGGCTGAGGCAGAGCGTAATCGTCAAATGGCTGCTGTACAAGGTGCGCCAGCGTATGCTCAAGCTGATTACATGGATATTCAGAAATTACTAACGGCAGGTCAAGGTCAAGAGTCATATCAGCAGAAAGCTCTGCAAGACGCTATTAACCGTTACAACTACGAACAAACTCTGCCACAGCAGAAGTTACAGCAATTCACTAATCTATTCACTAGCGTGCCTTCTGGCGGTACTAGTACGACTACACAATCAGGAGGTAAATAATGGCTGATCCTATTACTTTGGGTGCTATTGGTGCTTTAGGTGGAGCTGCATTAAAACCTAATAATCCATTACAAGGCGCAATGTTAGGTGGTATGGCTGGATTTACTGGTGGTACTGCATTAGGCGTAGGTGGTGCTACTACTGCTGCTGGCGGCGGAACTGGTTTAACTATGGGTGCGGGCGGTACTGGATTAACTGCTGCTGGCGCAGGAATGTCTCCTACGGGTGGTGTTTTAGGGACAACAGGATTAACTGGCACTGGTGGTGTTGGTTTAACTGTTCCTGCCGCTACTTCTGGTTATGGTTTGGCTGCTCCTGTTGCTTCAAGTGCTGCAATGGCTCCTACACTTGCTGAGAGATTTAGTATGGCAGGTAAGTCTGCTTACGAAAATCCAATGATGACAGCATCAGCATTAAACGCAACTCAAGGTTTATTGACACCAGAACAAATGCCTTCACCAGCTCCTGCTATGCCTTTACAAGCAGGTCGTGGAGTTAAGCCTTACGATCCAATGGCATCATTAGATCCATACAAACAGTCCGTAGTTGGCGGTCAACCGATTTCACTAATTTAGGTGATATATGGCATTAGAAGATTTAACACCGTTCGGAACATTACCTAGTGCATATCAAGGTCTGTTAAGCACAGAGGATACTGCTGCACTGCAAAAGAAAGCGCAGATACAAGGATTACTAGGTGCAGGATTAGCATTAGCTAAAGGCATGAGTTCGTATGGGCCTCCACGTTCAGCATTGCAAAACATTATTGGTGCTGTAGCTGGTGGATTCGAAGGTGCTGGTGGTGCTTACGAAGGTGGTCTAAAGCAAGCCATGACCGCTCAAGACATACGTCAAAAGCAGATACAGTTCCAACAAGCAGAAATGTTACGTAAAGACGTAGAAAACGTAATGAGAACTCCTGAAGTGGCTAATAATCCTTCATTGGTTGCTTTGTTACGTGCTGATCCTAAGAAGGGTCTTGAGTGGATTAACGAGAATATGGCTATATCTCGTGCTTATGCTCCACAGCAACCTGCTGCTCCTAGATTAGATGAAACAGGTAAAGTTCTTGAGGCTCAACCTGTAGTTGCTCCATTAGATAAAAGAGCGCAGTTATTCCAGACTTTAGATCGTCTTAGCGGTGTAGCTGGTGAAGGCGCAAGAAAAGAAAAAGAAATTATCCTAAAGCAAATTGAGGCTTTGGATAAACAAGAAGAAATAGTAAGAAAGCAACAAGACTTTACTAACGAAGCTCGTAGAGTTGCTGCTGCTATGTTTAATGGCAGAAGAATTGAAGAATTACTACCAAAAGAACTTGAGCAATTACAAACAAGATTAGATGAAATAGAAACTGCAAAACGTAGAGCAGGCGCTACAACCATCAATATGCCAACAGAGTCAGAGCGTGGTGCAGGTTATTTAACAGCACGTTTACAAAATTCTTTAGCACAGTATCAAGATGTAGTAGGTGGCAATCCTAAAGCAGCATTACCAACACTTTCGGCAGAGGTTGTTAAGGGTGTTACTCGTTCTGATTATCTTAAAAATTTAGTTAATCCAGAAGATCGTCAGCGTGTTGAAGCTGCTCAGTTAGATATGATTTCTGCTGCTTTAACGTTAAGCACTGGTGCTGCATATACCAAAGAAGAATTAGAGGCACAAAGAGCTGCTTTATTCCCACAGTTAGGTGATAAGCCAGCAACTATTAGAGATAAGGCTGTACGATTAAATAACTTGTTAAATCAAGCGAAGATTAAAGCTGGACGTGCTGCTCCTGCTGCAACTACTAATGCTCCTGTTACTTTTGATATTAATGCAATTAATCAAGAGTTAGAAAACCGTAAAAAAGGTAAATAATGGATTTATCTAAAATTTCTACAAAAGACTTGGAGTACCTTAAAGCAGGGCAAATAACTAAGGTATCTACTGCTGGTCTTGAGGAACTAGCAAAACAGCAAGGATCAACTGGAGTTCTTCAGCCTTCTGTAGTTGCTCCTGTTCCTTATTCTCCAACTGCTGAACGTGTTAGAGCTGCGGCAGGTGGTGTTACGTTTAGTTTAGCTGATGAGTTAGAAGCTGCTTTACGGTCTGGTGCTGTTAGTGGTGAAGAATATAGAAGAATCAGAGATCAATTAAGAGCGCAGCAAAGTCAATACGCATTAGATAGACCAGTAGAATCAACTGTTTCAGAGGTTACTGGTGCATTAGCGATGCCAGCAGCTCTAGCAGTTAAGCCTGTTACTCGTGGCGCAGGTGTTCTAGGTGATATAGCGTTAGGCACTGGAACTGGTGCTTTATACGGTGTTGGTAAAGCTCAAGAAGCTGTAGATATACCTGAAGAAGCAATTAAAAACGCAATGCTTGGTGGCGGTATTAGTGGGGCTTTAAGCGGTGCTGCTCGATTAGCTGCTCCTGCAATTAGACCTGAAGCTGCTGCATTACGTGAAAAAGGTATTCCATTAACGCCTGGTTCTGCTTTCGGTGGTGCGTATCAACAGATAGAGCAAGCTGCTGAAAGTTTGCCAATTGCAGGTCGTATCGTTAGTGGCGCAAGAGAGCGTCAGTTTGAGAAGTTTAATACTGCTGCATACAACAAAGTATTGAGCAATATTGATCCTGCTTTGAAAGTACCAGAAAACTTAACAGGTAGAGCTGCGTACAACTACGTAGAAGAAAATATTGGAAAGCAATACGATAAGGCATTACCGCAAATAAGCATTACATACAATCCTAGAGTTGAAAAGTCTTTGGATGCTGTAGTTAATAGATACTCAGGTACGAAATTACCGCCAGAGTTAAGTAAAGAATTTAAAACTTATGTAGATGGTCTTAAAGCAGACTTTAGTGCTAATCAGGTTCTAAATGGTCGTAGAGCGCAAGCAGTAAAGGAAGATATTGCTAGTATGGCAAACGCTTACTCTACAGCACAAGGTAAAGATAGATTGTTAGCTGATGCTTACAGAGACTTACAAAATGTCTATATGACAACGATGAAGAATCAAAATCCTGCATTTGCTAAAGATTTAAGTAAGGCTGATTCTGCGTATAGAGACTTTGTTCGTGTTCAGACTGCAATGGCTAAAACTCGTGGTGAGGAAGGTATCTTTACTCCTGCACAGTTAGAGGCTTCTGTAAGACAAGCAGATAGATCAGCTCGTAAGGGTGCTTTTGCTCGTGGTTCTGCTCCAATGCAGGATTTATCAGGTACAGCAACTTCAGTTTTAGGCACTAAAGTTCCTGATAGCGGTACTGCTGCTCGTGGAATGACAGGCGCATTATTAACTGGTGCTGCTGGTTCTTTTGATCCTTTGGCAGGTGGCTTAACTGCTTTAATGACTGCTCCATATTACAGACTTGGAGAGAAAGCGTTATTTGCTCCGAGAAATCCTACATTTAGCGAAGCTGTACAAAGAGCAAGAACTGCGACTCCTTACGCAATACCTGGCTTACTTGGATTAGGTGAACAATAATGGCAAAAACAAAGATCAGCGAATTTAGCGCAACAGCAAGCTCAAATACTGATATTGACGGTATTAACTTAGCTGAAGGCATGGCTCCTAGCCTTGTCAATAACGCAATTCGTGAATTAATGGCGCAGTTAAAGGATCAGCAGGTAGGTACTTCAGGCGATCCATTTACGGTAGCAGGCACTTTCACAGCATCAGGTTCTACGGTCATAGGAAGCACTACAACGTCCTCTGTGACGATTAATGCAGCTACTATAGACGTACCTACTACATTTGCAATAAACAGCACTGGAGCTGTTAGAGTGCCTGTAGGAACGACTGCACAAAGACCATCGTCAGCCACAGGTCAGTTACGATATAATTCAACTTTAGCAATACTTGAAACGTATGATGGTTCTAACTGGATACCTGTAGGTGGGGCAACTGGTGGAGCTGGAGCGATATTTGAGAACAAGAATACGGTATCAGCTAACTACACGATTACTACGAATAACAATGCAATGAGTGCTGGCCCTATAACAATAGCGTCTGGCGTAACAGTAACAGTACCCTCCGGCAGTCGGTGGGCGATTGTTTAGTCAATAAGGAATAAGATATGCCCAATTTACTCGTGGCGGGAAATTCTACCAACGGTGGCACTGCAATATCTACAGACACTAGCGGTACGTTAAATATTGTTACTGGATCAGGTTCAGGTGCTACTGCTGTAACAGTAGATGGCTCTCAGAATTTATCGTTTAACTCAGGTTACGGTTCTGCTGCTGTTGCTTATGGATGTCGTGCTTGGGTTAACTTTAACGGCACAGGTACAGTAGCTATTCGTGCTAGTGGAAATGTAACAAGTATTACTGATAATGGGACTGGGAGCTACACAGTTAATTTAACAACTTCATTGCCAGATGTAAATGGAGCTGTGCTATCTACTACTGACACAGATACAAGCACACAACAATCTGTATCGGCTCAATTTCTTTCTGCAGCATCTGCAAGAGTTAGGCAGTATATTTCTGGCTCTTTATCTGATGCTAGTGGTGTATTTGTTGCTATTTTCCGCTAAGAGGACAAAATGAATTCAAGAATAATTTACCCAACAGATGACGGTGGCGTAGCGATCATAGTTCCTGCTGCTGAATGTGGTTTAACCATTGAGCAAATAGCTGCTAAAGATGTACCAGCAGGTAAGTCATACAAAATTGTAGATGTTTCAGACATCCCTACAGATAGAACATTCCGTAATGCTTGGGAGTGCGCATGATTACCATAAACATAGATAAAGCTAAGAATATTGCACACGATATTCGCAGATCAAAACGAGCAGAAGAATTTGCTCCACTAGATATTCAAGCTACTATTCCTAGTCAAGCGTCTGCTGCTGAGTCTGCTAGACAAGTAGTAAGAGATAAATACGCAGCTATGCAAACACAGATTAATTCTGCATCTACGCCAGAAGAAATCAAAACAGCGTTAGGAGTATAACCATGCCATACGGAACAGTAAACGCAGATTTAATGACTACCAGTGATGGTGTAAGTTCTGCTGGCTTGTACGGATTCAAGAATAGAATTATTAACGGTGACATGAGAATAGATCAGCGTAATGCTGGTGCGAGTGTTACTCAGGGTACTGGTGTTTTATACGTAACAGATAGGTTTGCGATAATAGGTTCTGTTGCAAGTAAATTTACTGGTCAACAAAGCTCTACTGCTCCTGTTGGTTTTGTTAAGTCGTTATTAACAACATCATCCTCAGCTTACACAGTTGGCTCAAGTGAGTTTTTCCAAATATCTCAAAGGATAGAAGGAAATAACATAGCTGATCTAGGATGGGGTACTGCTAACGCTCAAACTGTTACATTATCTTTTTGGGTTCGTAGTTCACTAACAGGGACATTTGGTGGAGTGTTAAATAGTTATGCAGGAGATGTTTTTTATCCATTTACTTACACAATTAATGCTGCTAATACTTGGGAAAAAGAAACAATAACTATTGCTGGGCCAACAACAGGAACATTCCCAACAGATAATACTGGTTCATTAGTAGTAGGTTTTTCTCTTGGTGCTGGTGCTACTGTAAGCGGAACTGCTGGCTCTTGGTCAGGAACTACATATCGTTCAGCTACAGGCGCAACATCAATAGTAGGCACTAACGGAGCTACGTTCTACATTACAGGCGTACAACTAGAGAAGGGTACTACAGCTACTAGCTTTGATTATTTGGATTATGGTCGTAGTCTGATGCAGTGCCAGCGTTATTATTACAGAATAACACCTGGTGCTGTTTCTAAGCCACTTACACAAACAGGATGGAACTTAACATCATCTAACGCAATTGGCATCAATAAATTTCCTGTGACTATGAGAATAGCTCCTACAGCATTAGAGCAATCTGGAACTGCTAATCAGTACGTAGTTGTAAATTTAAATACTTCAACTGCTTGCACTGGGGTTCCTCAATTTTCAAACTCTACTACAGAACAAGCATTAACTCTTTTGGTAACTGGCGCAACTATGACTGCTGGACAGGGTAGTGTTGGTTATACAGATGGAACAAATGGCGCAACAGCTTATTTAGGATGGAGTGCTGAACTATGATTTTTAAAATACTAAAAATTGAAATGGGTCAAACAATCTACGCTCGTATAGATGACGATGGTTTATGTCGTTTAACTTGCACAGAAGATTATCCAGAATTTAAGGCTTGGGTTGAGGCTGGCAACGAACCAACTTCTGCGGATAGTGAATAATGCCAGCGATCATTGACGGTACTAACGGAATAACTAACGCATCGTGGACTACTGCTGGTAGACCTTCTAGTCCTGCTGCTGGGACTATGGGTTATAACACTACGCTTGGATATAACGAGTGGTATGACGGTAATAATTGGTGGCAGTTTAATCAAGCTAAAACTTATACTGTTGATTACATTATTGTTGCTGGTGGCGGTGGCGGTGGGTCTAATAAAGGCGGTGGCGGTGGAGCTGGTGGATATGTAACTGGTTCTTTATCTGTATCGTCTGGAACAACTTATTCTATTGTTGTTGGGGCAGGTGGAGCTGCTGTAGCTATCAATAATAAAGGTGGTGCTGGCGGAACGTCATCATTTCCTGGTATATCTGCAACCGGAGGCGGTGGAGGTGGTTATGACATTTCCAATGGTGGCGGTACTGGCAATAGCGGCGGTTCTGGTGGTGGAGGGTCAAGAGGTTTAGCTGGTGGCTCTGGCACATCAGGTCAAGGTTACGCAGGTGGTACTGGCTCTGCTTCTGCTAGTAATTATGGAGCAGGTGGTGGAGGTGGTGCTTCTGCTCTTGGTTCTAATGGAACATCAAGCACTGGCGGTAACGGTGGGGCTGGAACCGCAGATACTTGGACAGGTTCTAGTAGAACATTATCAGGTGGTGGAGGCGGTGCTGCTTATTTCCCTGGTGGTGGTGGAACATCTGGATCAGGCGGTGCTGGCGGTGGCGGCAATGGAGCAACGACTGACGGTGGGACAGGAAGTAGCGGAACAACCAATACAGGTGGTGGTGGAGGTGGCGCAAGTTCTGGAACGTCTGGAGCTGGCGGCTCTGGTATTATTGTAATTAGATATTTAGGATCACAAAAAGGAACAGGCGGGGTTGTAACTACATCTGGCAGTTACACGCTTCATACTTTTTTATCGTCAAATAATTTTATCGCTTAATTATGGCTCATTTCGCTAAGGTATTAGATGGAATTGTTACTCAGGTTATCGTTGCAGAGCCAGAGTTCTTTGATACGTTTGTAGATTCATCTCCTGGTGAGTGGATACAGACTAGCTACAATACACACGGTGGTCAGCATCCAGAGGGTCGTCCACTACGCAAGAATTATGCAGGTATTGGTTTTACATACGATAGAGAACGTGACGCGTTTATTCCTCCTAAGCCTTATGCTAGTTGGATATTAAACGAAGATACTTGCCTATGGGAAAGCCCTATTGCTATGCCTAATGATGGCAAAATGTACAATTGGGATGAAGCACAACAACAATGGATAACTAGCGAGTAAAAAATGGACGTAGATTCACGCTTAACAACTCATGAAGCAGTATGTGCTGAACGATATGCAGGTATTTGGGCTAGATTAAAACGCCTAGAATCAATCCTAATTACGTCTGCTGGTGCAATTATTATGTTGCTGTTAGCTCTCGTATTGAAGGCTTGACATGATAGAAGTGGCGGTTGCATTTGCCGCTGCTGAGGCTGCTGTAGCTGGAGTCAAGAGGGCTATTGCTCTCGGCAAAGAGATACAAGAGTGCTATCACGATATTTCTACGTTCTTTGAGAAACAAGCCGAAATTAAGTCTGTTGCTGTAGTTGATAATGTAGCTAAAAAGAATCCGAATATAACGCTATCACAAGCCACAAAACAAGCACTAGATGCTACCTTTGCATCACGTAAGCTGTACCGCATGGAAGTCGAGCTACGTGAAATGCTTATCTACAATAACTCAGGTGAGACAGGTTTATACGAGGAGATGTGCGCTCGTAGGGACGCTATTGTCGCTGCTGCTAGAGAAGAAGCTGAGGAAGAAGCTCGTATAGAGCGTATGAGGCTCAGAGAGGTGGCTAGAAGGCGTGCAGAGAGGATTCAGTTAGTTCAGAGCATTATTGCTGCTATCGTTGGTACAGCGTGTGCTACGGCTATTTTATATGGTATTTGGTGGATGTTTCATTGGAGAGAATGATGATTACTTTATTTTCAACTTTAATTTCGTTTTTAACTGGCGGTTTACCTAAACTATTGGATTTCTTTCAGGATAAGTCTGACAAGAAGCACGAACTACAGTTAGCTCAATTACAATTAGATCAACAAATTAAATTAGTAGCTGCTGGGATTAAATCTCAGGAACGTGTTGAAGAAATACATACTGAGCAATTACAAATTCAAACAGCAGCAGATGAACGTCAGGCTTTGTATGCTCACGATATAGCTATCGGACAAGGTGCATCTCAGTGGGTTATTAATGCTCGTGCGATGGTAAGACCTGCTATCACTTTCGGTATGTTTGCATTATTAGTGTTTGTTGATGTATTTGGCTTTTACTATGCTATACATACTGGCGTATCTTTTGAAACAGCTTTAAATGCGTTATGGGATGATGAGACACAGATTATCTGGAGTTCAATCGTTGCCTTCCATTTTGGCGCACAGGCGTTTAAAAAATGAAGATGTCAGCCAAAGCCAGAGAGGTAATGGCTCATCACGAAGGTGTACGAAAAAAGCCTTACCTTGACGTAGTGTTGCTGTGGACAACTGGTGTCGGCCATTTAATAGCACCTATTGAGCAGCAGAAAATGACGTTAGACCAACGTAAAGCAGCTCATGCAGCGCATAACTTACTTTGTCCGGTTGAATGGTTAAGGACTCTTACAGATGCCGAAGTGGATAAGATATTGCAGGATGATCTGGCACGTTTTGAGCGAGGCGTACTACGTCTTTGCCCTAATAATCTTACTCAAGGGCGGTTTGACGCTTTGGTCAGCTTTGCTTTTAACGCAGGGTTAGGAGCGTTACAGAAGTCCAGTATTCGTATGCGACACAATCGAGGTGACTTTGATGGTGCGGCTGATGCTTTCATGCTGTATCGCTTTGCAGCAGGTAAAGAGTTCAAAGGTCTTGTAAGACGCAGGACACATGAGCGTGATACTTATAGGAGTTAGATATGAAATGGATTGCTTTATTTTTAATTGCTAGTGTTGCAACGGCAGCGACTTTAGATGATAATGGCAATCTATTGTTATCGAAAGAAGAAGTAAACAATACTCGTGCGCTTTATAACGAACTTAACAGAGTAATTCAGTACCAGCAGTATCGTATTGAAGAACTAGAAAAAGGTTTGCTAGATGTCGAAAAAAGGAAGTGTCTCTAAGATTCCTGACGATTGTATGCCAATGTGTATAACGTGTGCATTTTTCGTACCCGACAAAAATTCTTCAGTTGGCGAGTGTCATCGCTACCCACCTGCAATACTGCCTGATGATGGAGGCGGTGTTTCCTTCTCTTTTCCACTAACTTCTGCCGATGAATGGTGCGGTGAGTTTGTGCGTTACGTATCCTGAGGACTTATGAGATCAAAAATTACTGACGCTCATTTTATTGAGCTATGGAATAACTTAGGCAGTGTTAGTGCAGTAGCTAATCACTTAGGAATAGATGTTCGTAATGCTCACCATCGCAGACGCAAGGTCGAATTACGTCAAGGAGTTAAGCTATTAGGAATAGCTAGAAACAGTCCAGACGCTAAGATTGTCTATCCTGAGAACGGAGTTAGGGCAACCACAAAAATCGACTCTGGTGTCGTTATGGTGGCTTCTGACTGCCATTATTGGCCTGACATAATATCTACTGCTCACAGGGCTTTTGTAAAGTTTACTAAAGAGCTAAAACCTAAGATTGTGGTCATTAACGGTGATGCGTTTGATGGTGCTTCAATCTCTCGTCATCCGGCTGGCGGTACATGGCAATCAATGCCTAGCGTTAAACAGGAACTAGAAGCGTGTCAGGATCGCTTAGAAGAGATCCAGAAGGCTGCTACAGGCGCACAGCTACACTTCTGTTGGGGCAACCACGATCTACGCTTTAACGCTCGTTTACAGTCTCAGGTAGGCGATACTTTTAAAGGCGTAATGGGCATGAATTTAGCAGAGCATTTCCCGCTATGGCGATTCTCGATGTCTTTGATGATTAACGGTGACACTATGATTAAGCATCGTTATCACAATGGCATCCATGCAATTTATAACAATATCTTAAAGTCTGGTGCGAATATGATTACTGGTCATTTGCACAGTCTTAAAGTTACTCCGTGGACTGACTATAGCGGTACTAGATACGGTGTAGATACAGGCACACTGGCTCAAGTTGATGCTGACTCGTTTACGTACTCAGAAGATGCCCCATCTAACCATCGCTCAGGTTTTGCGGTACTAACATTCCACAATGGTAAGTTAATGCCACCTGAGCTATGTGAAGTTATTGATGAGGAAAAAGGGATTGTTTACTTTAGAGGTCAAGTGATTAGTGTTTAGCCTCAGTGATTATCTCTTGTAGGCGTTTAATCTCCATGCGTAGATGGTAGATAATCTCGTTTAAGTCTTTAACTTCTTCACGTTTTTTCTTATATGCTTCTTCAATAGTTTGCATATCTCCTCCAGTTGTATAGTTAGGTTTGCCACCACAGTAAGATTTAACCCAAGTCATTTTTTTCCTTTAGCTTTGCTTCAACCATAGCAGCTACAGAACCTCTATCTTCAGGCTCGCACAAATCAAAAATATCTTTTTTTTCTTCTTTTGTAAGCCATACCCATTCTTTTTCAGGCTGATCTACTTTCTCACGTAAAACTTCAATAAATTCTTTTTTAAGTAACATAGGAATAAATCCCATAGTATCTATAAAACTCAATATATCTAATGATTTTTGTAGTAACTCTCTGTCAGTCATTTTCCACACGCTCTCTTTTTAGCTGACTCAAGATCAGACTGAAACCACCACTGCAAACAAATATTATCGACTTTCTTTGAGCTTAAAGCGTGCAGCCCGTCTTGGAATCCACGTTCGTACTCATGCTCTAGATGATCTTGTATCGCTAACGTAATGCCTAGCAGCATTAGGCTAACTCCTAGCAAAAACCATATTCTCATAGTAAAGCCTTTATGTCTTTAATCGACATCTTAAACGTCTCGTGGATAGCGATAATCATATCTGCGCTAACTGGATACTTGCCTGTTCTAATCTTAGATAACGTAGGCGTGCTAAATCCTAGTTTTATTGCAAGTTGACGATCATTCTTAACGTCATAAGTCTTTTGTAAATAATCTAACAGTTTCATTGTTTTCCTTTGTAAGTGCAGGGTCACTACCGAGAGTGATGTCTGAAGGAGACGGATAGCCCCTGCTGCCGATGTTATAAAGCCACTATCGGCTTGGCTGTTAGGTGAGGTACTTACTAGCACCCTTACACGCTCATTTACTTCATGCAAGGTATCTTACGCTAGTGTTCCCTCGCAGATCAAAAAGGGATATCGTCTATTGGTGTATCGTCATCACGCTTAGCTGGCTTTGCTTGCTCATCTTTCAACTTAAACGAGCAGCTCATAAACTTACCTGACTTGCCTTCTTTTAACCAAGCACTAACCCAGATCGCATTACCGTCTGCGTCCTTACCATCGCCTCTGTAATCGGGGTGTTTATCGCTTTCTTTCTTGTCATTTTTAAACAGGGAAAATGTACCTGGTTTTGCTTCATATGCCATTTATTTATCCTTTAGCTTCTTGATTCATTGTCTTTAATGTACTGCGACATTTACTGCTTAATTGCGCCCATACTGCCGTTGATGCTGTTACATCATAGGTAGTCTGATCTCGCAAATCCCATGCTTCAAACGCAGCCCACTCGTTACCTGCATCGAACTGTGCTTGAATATGACTTGATAACTTGTCCACTAAGGCTGCTAAACGAGCGTCTAAGGCATCTTTTGCACCATCGGTAGCGGATATAGTCTTTTTCTCTTTCGTAGGCTCTGAAGCGTCCACTATGTCAGACTCACAAACAGCTAACGCAAGTACAAGTAGGTACCTCGAAATATAGGTAAGTTGAGCGCCTAGATTCTGAACTGGCATACAGCCCTTTAAAACTGCTGGCTCCATTGGGCAGCAAAACTTAATTGAGCTACCTGTAGCCACATCCACTACATACATATTCGCAACATCTTTATCGAATTGTAGTGAGTAGCAAAGACCATAAATATCAAAAAGAGTATTTATAGCGGGCAGTAGGTCACTGAGTTCGAAGTAACGGTAGCCAGCGAATTTGTTGTGTCCTGACTTCTTTAACTCCATGTTCTGCAACTCTACACGGCACTTTTGTAACTTAGCGTAAACTTTAAAATCTTCCATCATTTATCTCCTGAATTTACTTAATCTTAACGAGCTTCTCATTGATACATTGAACTTTCGATACATCCTGATCCTGTTTAGCCTTTGCTTGCTCCTCTCTAATACGTTTAAAAGTCTTTTTAATATCCGTCTTTGTCGCTGACGTATATTTAAACTTTGGATTAAGAATTGATTTCTCATTCATAGCTCGACACGAGTATCCATAACATTAAAAGGATTCCAATTATAACTACTTGGTGTTCATCAAGCCATTTAATCATTCTTCATTCTCCATTTCGTTAACCATCCAATGTATTTCTTTCGGTGGTAGTGCTAAGGCTCTGTAAGCCATCATAAGAACTTCATGTTCGCTAGGTGATAATTCTCTACGCTCAAACTTATCTACCATTAGGCGTAAAACGTAAGTTATTTCAGCCACCATCCATTTGTCTATCATGGCCATACTCCACATTTAGATTTGTAATCCATAGCTCGTTCGAATTCAGCAATTCTTTCAGAATCCCATAAATCCATATCGTTATCAATACGATCAAGCTCTATTTGCATTTTTTCTTCACATTCGTAATCTTCTGCTGGTCTGCCTAGTAGCGTATCGTCTAAGTCATTAAGAAAGTTTATATCTGCATTTGGCAGATCAGGCATTTGCTTGTATATTGTTAAGTCCATTTATTTCTCCCTCGTTGTGTTTAGTTGATGTACGAATCATAGTTACGTTTGTAAACATGGTCAACAACTATTTATTAATAGAAACATGAAAATCAATAGGAATAATTTATAAGACGAAACATCAAAAGTATGGCAAGCTATCCGTTCATTGGAGGTGACAATGATTAAAAAAATACTAATTTGGCTGTATTTATCGGCAGCGTTAGGGGTGTTTTTTGCTGTAACAATCTTTGGTACAGTAGCAATTTTGCAAACAATCTTTAATTAGGAGATGGGGATGCGTGATCCAAGTTATTGGCGTGAAGTAGAACGTGAAGAAGCTGAAAAATCTGATGAAAAAGATCGTATATGGACTGATAACCAAAAACTTTCTACAGAAATAAAAGAGCATAAATCTCTCTGGAGAAAGCGTCAGGTAGAGGATAAAGATGAGTGATATGTTTCAAGAGCTGCCGAAAGAAGGCACTAAGAGATATAAAATTTGCATGAATTTTCTAAAGAATCATCCGTTAAATCCGGAACAGTTTGTCGAGGCTTACGGAATGATGAACGCACCGACTTTAGCTAATCTCAGATGCGAGTTTGACGAGCTGGTAAGGGAAGGGTTACTCAAGGAGTTTAAAGGCTCCTACAGCCCTTCTGGCAAGCTCAAACAGGGTATCAAGATAGAAGGTGTGGAGTACGTTAAACCACGTGAACCTAAGCCGTTTACGCCATTATCTAGCAAGTATTTTTTACCAAGAGTATCACCAAGAGGTCAGGTATTACGAGACTTCTGCCACATAGGATTAAGCAATGGAGCAAAAGAAGAAACAGGAAACGACTTATCAGTTCTCAACGAAGTTATGTCCGGTCTGCAAGCGTAGTCGGTCGATAATACAATTTAAGAGTAGTGATATTTGTAAGACTTGCAGGATCAGGAACAAAAGCGTATAGTTCTATGGGAATGGCTAGGGAGTGCAACCCGAAAAGACGATTAGTCACCGTCCTGCCTTTACCCACCACCTGTGACTAAAACCAATGACTTGAGGTTATATATGCACTTCTATCCACACCATATCGGTGACTTTCAGCGTGATACCGCCTCGTTATCTGATTCAGATACTATGGCTTACCTACGTCTAATCTGGATGTATTACGACACAGAATTACCATTGCCAGCAGATGCTAAAAAACTAGCATTTAAGATCGGCTCTAATCCTGATTCTGTTCAGATTATTCTTGATACCTTCTTTACAAAAGAGCAAGACTTTTATCGTCACAAAAGATGTGATGAGGTTCTAAATGAGATTTACGATAAGTCAGATAAGGCTAGACTTGCGGCAGAAGCTAGATGGGCTAAACATAAAGGAACAATGCAAGTGCAATGCGATGGCAATGCGAACGCATTAAAAACTGATGCGTCTGCACCTAAAATTGATGCTACCCATAACCCAAAACCCAAAACCCAAATAAATAAAGATATACGTCCTTTAGATGTTGATATTTCAATATGGCAAGATTTTCTTAAACTTAGAAAAGCTAAAGATGCTCCTATAACGGAAACAGCATTAAAAAAGATTACTTCTGAAGCAGCTAAAGCTAACTGGAAATTAGAGGATGCTCTAACGGAAATGTGTAGTAGAGGATGGACAGGTTTTAAAGCTGAATGGGTAAACAAAACTCAAGACTCTAAGCCAGTATTTGATGGCAGACTGAGAGGTGCTAAATGAGCATAGAAAACTTACTCCAACGTCTAACGAAAGTAAAAGGTGGTAGAGGCAGGTGGACTGCTTGTTGTCCTAGCCATGAGGATCGTAGTCCTTCCTTAGCGATAAGAGAAACAGAAGATGGTCGTATCCTATTGAAATGCTTTGGTGGTTGTTCTGTACAGGAAATAGTCGGTGCTATTGGTATTGATATAGGTGAGTTATTTCCTAAAACACACGATACACACCATATTCCTAAAGTTAAAAATGCTTTTTACGCAACAGACTTACTTAGGGTTATTGAGTTCGAGTCCGTACTGGTATCTGTGGCTGCAAGTAATCTAGCTAACGGAGTTAAATTAACTGATAATGACAGATCACGTTTAAGAAAAGCACAAGAACGGATCATTGAGGCAGCGAGGCACATAAGATGACTACAAACTTAGAATTAGTAGCAGTACAACTAGACGTTGAGCGTAAAGCAAGACTAGTAAAGTCACAGGATATTGACGTAGAAAAGTATCTTAAAAATAACGATGTCGGTCAGAAGGTTCGTATTGTTTCAGATTGGCTTGATGAGATCACAGAGAACTACATCAATCCACCTGTTAACGATAATGCAAAAATGCCGTGGACTAAGACGCAGGATGACTTTAACTTTCGTCTAGGTGAGGTTACTTTGTACGCAGGTGGTAACGGTGGCGGTAAATCGTTAATAACTGGTCAGATAGCGTTGCACTTGATTAAACAGAAACGTAAATGTGTTATAGCGTCATTTGAGATGAAGCCTACTAGCACCATTCACAGGATGCTTAGACAGTTTGCTGGAGAGTTTATTGATGATCCGCTTACTAACGATAGAGATAAGTACATCAAAGGACTGACTCAGCGATTTAACCAGTTCGCAGGAGAACATCTCTACATCTACGATCAGCAGGGTTCTACAACTCCGAACCAGACTATTGCTATGGCTAGGTATTGTGCTGTAGAGCTAGGCATCGAGCATATTTTTATTGACTCGTTAATGAAAGTTTGTAATGCTGAGGATAATTTCAATGAACAGAAATACTTTGTCGATGAGCTAACCGCATTGGCACGAGATCATAACGTCCACATTCATTTAATCCACCATATCCGCAAGTTACAGTCAGAGGAAGTTCAGCCTGGCAAGTACGACATAAAAGGCACTGGGGCTATAACGGATCAGGTTGATAATGTATTCTTAATGTGGCGTAATAAGCAGAAAGAGAATCGTAAGCGTAACGGAGAGAAGTACGAGGAGGATTTACCTGATGCTTACTTGATGTGCGAGAAGCAGCGTAACGGTGAAGCTCAAGAAATGTACGGACTTTATTACCATCAAGGTAGCCAGCAGTTTATTGAGACTTGGGGTGGTGCTACGATGGACTTTGATAACAAGGGAAAGTTTCGTGGATAAAATTGAATTTGGTGACTGCCGAGAAATAATGCGTAAATGGGCTGAGTTAGGCATTAAATCGCAAACTTGTGTAACTAGTCCGCCTTATTACGGATTGCGTGATTATGGGCATGATGGTCAAATAGGATTAGAAGAAACTCCAGAAGAATACATATCTGCAATGGTTGAGGTATTTCGATGTGTATGGGATGTACTTGAGGATGATGGGACACTATGGTTAAACATTGGTGATAGTTATTGCGGCACTGGTAGTAAGGGCGATTTAATAGATCCTAAAAATCCTAATGGCAGAAACGGTCAATCTAAAAGCAAAACTCAAAAGTTAGAAGGTTATAAATCAAAAGATTTAATCGGTATTCCGTGGATGCTTGCATTTGCTTTACGTGCTGATGGTTGGTATTTACGTCAAGATATTATTTGGCATAAACCTAATCCAATGCCAGAGCCAGTACAAGATCGTTGCACTAAATCCCATGAATATATATTTTTATTTAGTAAGAAATCAAAATATTATTACGATATAGATGCAATGCAGGAGCCAGCTATTTATGCTGGAGATGATAGAGGTTCAAGAGGAGATTCAAGGAGAGGAACAGAAGCAAACTCAATGTCAGGTAAAACAGGAGAAACTAGGAATAAACGTAGTGTTTGGTCAGTAACTACTAAACCTTATTCTGGAGCGCATTTTGCAGTATTTCCTCCTGATTTAATTGAACCTTGCATTATGGCTGGTGCGCCTATTGGTGGTATTGTTCTGGATCCTTTTATGGGAAGCGGAACAACTGCACAGGTAGCTCAAAACTTAGGACGCAAATATTTAGGCTGTGAATTAAATACAGAATATGAGATATTGCAACGTGAACGACTTAAACAACAATCACTAGAATTAATATGAATGAGTTTTTTGAGGAAGAAAGACATCGGTGTGAAGTCTGGCAAGTATTACGATGGAGAGCGCAAGATAGAAATAAGTCATCAGATTACTTGCAGTTAGTCAGAAAGATGCGAGGACATAACGCAGCCGATAAGCTAGAGAAAGATTGTAAAGAGCAATGGTCTCGAGGTGCGAGAGGCTTAAAAGGAGATTGGCGTGACTAAAAAAATTGAAGATTATGACTTATCAAAAGCATCACAAAGATATTTAGCAAGAAAAGCAGGTTTTGATGTTCCATTATTAAAACCCTATAAGTCTCCTGAATTTTGGTCTCAAATTGAAAAAACTAATACATGTTGGTTTTGGACAGGTCGCAAAGATAGATGTGGGTATGGTGTTTATTCTACAAATAAATTTACTCATAAAGCCCATAGATATTGTTATGAAATAACCAATAATGTAAAAATAGGTTCTTTAATAGCAATGCACACTTGCGATACTCCGCATTGTGTAAATCCTGACCATATAAAACTAGGCACACATCAAGATAATCAGCATGATAAGTTTTTAAAAAACAGACAAGCCAAAGGTTCAAAAATTAAAGCATCAATTTTAAAAGAAGAAAATGTTATAGATGCTAGAGAAAAATATAAAACTGGCAAATATACATATATTGATTTAGCAGTTGAATATGGTGTATCAAAAGATGCAATGCAAAAAGCAATTCGTGGAATTAATTGGGGGCATATTTAATGACGTTTAAAAGGGTCGATGAAATTCAAACTCAGGTAACTAAAGCGTTAAGAGCTGAAGGCTGGACTGTTCAGCATTTACACGAGGTAGGGAAGGGTTGTCCTGATTTAATCGTAGGAGCTAAAGAAAAGAACTTCCTAGTAGAAGTCAAAGACGGCAAAAAGGCGTGGAAGCTAACACCAGATCAAGTTATCTGGCATTACAACTGGAAAGGACAGGTAGTCGTTGTAACGAGTCCAGAAAACGCAGTAGAGACTATTAACAATTTATTAAAGAGTGGCAAATGACTGAAAAAGAATTATTGCAACAAATTGTAAATGCTTGGGAGCATGGCAGCGAAATAGGAATAGTTAATGCTATTGAAGCAATACGCACAAGACTAGAGCAGCCAAAGAAAGAATGGGTAGGTTTGACGGATGATGAGATAAAAAAAGTGAATCAATTGGGCATTTATGAAAAGCCTTTGATTGAATTCGCTAGAGACATAGAAGCAAAGTTAAAGGAGAAGAACTTTGACTGATCCGCACGCAGCAATCGACTACATAATCAAACATTCAAAGGAATACGCTAAGGCTAAAGCTGACGTTACCTACTTGTCAGAATTCCGTAAGACTAAGAAAGCATTATGTTTTCAAAATAGCATGAAAAGTACGATGGCTGAGAAAGAAGCTGATGCTTACGCTAATCCAGAGTATCAAGCTGTATTGGAAGGGCTTAGGGAGGCTGTAGAAAGGGCTGAGACGCTACGATGGATGCTCATAGCGGCTCAGGCTAGGATTGATGTATTTCGTACTCAGGAGGCTTCTAATCGGTTCCTTGAGCGTTCCACTATTTAGATTTCATCTTCAAAGTAGTCGAACTCGTCTGCGTACCACTCGTCATCTTCTTCACAGTACCAGTACCAGATTTCTTCTTCTTCATCGAAAGACCAAGCTATGCCTTCTTCATCGTACTCGTAACCATCGTCCTCAAACTCAACTTCATCGGATTCTACGTAAATAACCATGTCACCAACGGTAATAGTAATCATAAATTTCTCCAAATAAACACAGCCCACACGCTGTAAAACAATGCTACCAGAGAATTATGACTGCTCAATAAATAGGCATTAACAATATGACAATAGATAACATTAACAGTCCAATGCACTACACAAGAGGTGGTATAGAGACTATCGACTTTATTGAGGCTAAGGGACTTAACTACAACTTAGGTAATGCTGTTAAATACATATCCAGAGCTGGTTACAAGTTAGATATGGCTGAGGATTTAAAGAAAGCAGTCTGGTATTTAAACAGGGAGATCAGTCGAATTGAAAAAGATAACAAATGATCTATAGAAATAAAACGATCCTTGAATTAGCTAGAGATATGCCTTGCCAACATTGCTATATATCGGATGGAACTGTTGTGGCTGCTCACTCAAATCAGTTGCGAGACGGTAAAGGACGTGGTATAAAATCACATGATTACCGCATAGCTGCTTTATGTTACGCCTGTCACATGGAACTGGATCAAGGCAAGAATCTAAGTAAACAAGAGCGTGTCGAGATGTGGGAAGAAGCACATAGAAAGACAATCGGATTACTCTTTGATAACGGTAAATTACAGGTGATTAAATGATGAAGAAAACTAAGGCAGCTAAGAAAGTCAGCAAGGTAATGAAGGAATTTGGTAAAGGCGAACTTCATTCAGGCAAGGGTGGCCCTGTAGTTAAGTCCAGAGACCAAGCCATCGCTATAGCATTAAGCGAAGCAAAGGTAGCTAAGAAGAAAGCCAAGAAATGAAAGCCGGACTATACAGCAATATCCATAGCAAACGTAAGCGCATAGCTGAGGGATCAGGCGAGAAGATGAATAAGCCTGGTACTAAGAATGCGCCAACTAAAGCAGACTTCAAGTTAGCTGCTAAGACTGCGAAGAAAAAGAAATGAGTGCGGCTTGGACAAAGAAAGCAGGTAAGAATCCTAAAGGTGGTCTTAACGAAAAAGGTCGTAAATCTTACGAGGCTGAGAATCCTGGCTCTAATCTAAAAGCTCCAGTTAAGTCAGGTGACAATCCACGTAGAGCAAGTTTTTTGGCTCGTATGGGGAATATGCATGGTGCTGAGAGAAAACCAAACGGTGAGCCTACTAGACTGCTGTTAAGTCTAAATGCTTGGGGTGCAAGTTCAAAAGCTGATGCAAAAAAGAAAGCAGCAGCAATATCTGAAAGGAATAAAAAGAAATGAAAGGCATGAAATCTTGTCCTAAGTGTAAGGGTGGTGAGTGCAAAGGCGGTAAGGGTTGCATGATGGAAGAAAAAGAGAAAAGCAAAAAGAACGGCAAGATCGAGATTGAGATTAGTCTGCCCATGCGTGGAAGCCGTACCAAAACAAACAAAGCCAAAAAGAAGTAATGCGTTACACATACGGACTAGAGAATATTAAAGTTCGTGATTGGGGAGAAGGAGCTGATGTAAAGGTAGGCTCCTTTTGTTCGATTGCTGATAACGTAACGATCTTTATAGGTGGTAACCATAGGACTGATTGGGTAACGACTTATCCGTTCGGACACATCCATAAAGACGTATTTAATCATCACGGCAAAGGTCATCCAGCCACTAAGGGTGATGTAGTCATAGGTAATGACGTATGGATAGGCTCAGGGTCAACAATATTATCTGGGGTCACGATTGGAGACGGGGCGGTAATTGCTGCCAACTCTGTGGTCGTAAAGGATATTCCGGCTTATGCAATTGCAGCAGGAAATCCGGCAATAGCAATAAAGTTCAGGTTCACTCGGAGTCAGATAGAGAGACTGCTACAAAACCCGTGGTGGGAACTGCCAGATAGCCGTATAAACGATTTAATCCATTTGCTTTGCTCTAACGATATAGAGGCTTTAATTGCTGCCAAAAACGCTTAATTTAGGATCAGGTAAAGACTGGCGAGATGAGTGGTTTAACGCTGACATACAGGCTAGAACTAAACCTGACTGGCACGTAGATATTACTCACGTAGAGTTTGGTGAGGTAATTGATACTAGGTTTGGTAAGGTAGAGATAAAGAAGGGAATGTTTAACCAGATAGTCGCTAATGACGTACTGGAGCATATACCTGATCTGGTAACGGCAATGACTAACTGTAAAGACTTGCTTGACACAGGTGGCGAGTTCCACATTCAAGTGCCGTATGACTTGAGTTTAGGTGCGTGGCAGGATCCAACTCACGTAAGAGCATTTAACGAAAACAGCTTTTTATACTATACTGATTGGCACTGGTATCTAGGCTGGGAAGATAGATTTACGGTCAAGACAATGGAGTTCGGTATATCTGAGTTCGGTCAAACGATACAGGATCAGGAGACGCTACTTAGAACGCCAAGAGCAATAGATTTTATTCGAGTAATCTTAACAAAGAGCTAAAAAGCCTGAGAATTAGGATGTTGTATTTGTTTACAGCAAAAAAGCGATGGGAATCCTTTCCCTAGTTCTCAGACTTATTAATAATCATGCAAGCTATCGTTATTTGTTCCACAGGAAACATTGGTCTAAACATACTGCTTTTAAGCATAAAGGCGTATTGTCCGAATATACCTGTATATCTATCCAGTAAAAATACTGAGGACGCTGAACTTGTAGATACATGGATATACAACGTAGCTACAAACTTTGGTGATGCGTATAACGAAGCTATGTCTAAGGCGTTTTACGATGGCTACAAAGAAATCATTATCGCTAACGATGACGTTGTTATAACTCCGACAACTTACAAGAATCTACAGTCAGATATTGAGCTACTAAAGAATCACACCGACAAACTAGGTTTCGTAGGAGCAAGAAGTGACTATATTCTTTGGGATCAAAATATTCGTTGTAGTATTACTAATGATTCTATCTCTGGGTTAAAATGGGCATCAGAAGATCACATCAAAGAAGTAGGGGTCATTGCGCCTATTTTTGCTTACATCAATAAACAAGCGTTTGACGTAGCAAGATTCCCTAGCACTAATTGGTATTCAGATAACATTATGTGCGATGATCTATCTAAAGCAGGGTTCAGTCATTATGTAAGTACGGCATACGTGCATCATGCGGGAAGTCAGACAGTAGGAATGGACTACGCAAAGTGCCACGAGGAACCTAGAGAATGGATACGGACTAACCGTCCTGATAAATACGAGGAAATATATGGGACTACTGGATAACGCCCTACAAGCCATAAAGAACCAATACCAAGAGACTAAAGGTAATGTTGGCTTGCTTATGTCTGATCCTAAGCAATATATGTCAGGACTGAACCAAGACGCAGCAGAGTACAACAGATTGTCAAGTCTAGCTTTACAGGCAGAGCGTAACGCTTATCGTGGATTACCAGTATCTCAGGAACAGGCAGCAGCAAAGCAGTACATAGATCAGCAACAGCAGGATATGGCGTTAGGATTTGTAGGAAATATAAAAACTGTTAAGCCTAATCCTAAATTGGTTGGTACTGCTGAACAAAGAGCTGCTGAACAAGGATATATAGATTATCTGCATGGAACTCAACGCTTAGATAGGATGCTTGAAGGAAGGACTTTAAATCCTAAAAGGGCTACTTCAGGCCCTATGCCGTATGGAACTCCAAGCCAAGAATTATCATCTAATTATGCAATGAATAAAGCCGATACATCACGAATAGCTAGTGATGCAGGTGATATGAAAAATTATTTCCAAGTCGCACCTAAAGATATTGGCTCTAGCGGTAGGTCTTTGATGGCAGTAGAGGACTCATGGTGGAGATTACCTCAAAGTAAAAAGAATGAGATATTAGACAAAGCTAAACGTATTGGATATGCGAATCCAGAGGAAGCAGAAGGAAAATGGACTTTGCACCAAACATCTGCGGGTGCGCCATATTCAGAAAGCCACTGGAATTACACTTTGAACAGAGAAGCTGGTGGGAATCCATTAAAAGCATTACGTCAAACCTACGCAGAAAGCGGAATGTTAGATGCTTATGCTCCAACTGAGTTAGCTGATATATACAAATTAGCAGGATACGATGCTCCAATAACGCAAACAAATGCACCGTGGACTGAAGCAAAAGGCGTATTTTTAGGTAAGGCTAGAATTACTAATCCTTTGCAAACTACTGACACAAAGAATTTACAAGAAAATGTCATACCGTATTTAAAAGAACAGTTCAAAAATGACAAGACTCGTAAGAAACAATATGGTGCAGATCAATGGGATAAAAACACAAGATATACGCCTAAAGAATGGGTAGATCAGTTAGAGCAGGATGTTGCTAATGGTCAAAACTCTTTTGTATGGACATCAATTCCTGATAAAGTTACTAAAACACTAAAAGAAGGTTTAGGGTATAACGGAATCATAGACACAAGCGGCAAAGGTGGATCAGGAACTCCAGTGCCAGTAGTGATACCTTTTGAGCCTGGTCAGATACGATCAAGATTTGCTCAGTTTGATCCTGCAAAGATTGGGCAACCAGATTTATTAGCTGGAGTAGTTCCACTAGGATTGTTAGCAGGACAAGAACAGCTAGAGATGAAGAAAGAAAAGAAACCTAAGAAGTAACGCATGACACCAGAAAGGTAATGCAAAAATGGAAACAGATTACACCAGTAAAATAGAGGAAGATGCACGAATAGCTAACCTTACTAATATGGGTAAGGGTAGACCTAAAGGTGCGGTCAACAAGTCAACATCTATCGTTAAGGAAGCTATTGCAAAGCTACTAGAACGTAACGTAGAGAACATGGATGGATGGCTAGAACAGGTAGCTAAGGACGATCCTTACAAGGCTTTAGACCTAATGAATAAGCTGTGTGAGTACCACGTACCTAAACTGGCTAGGTCAGAGATTACAGGTGCAGATGGTGGCGCAGTAGAGCATAGCGTGACATGGCAGAAGTAATACTTTGAATATTTACTAAAAAAGTATTAAAATATATCCATTAGGAGAATCTTATGGATAGAAAAGCCAGAGTTGTCGATTTAGATGGTTTAGAGCATCATCATTGCGGTAAGTGCAAAACATATAAATTGCCAGAAGAATTTTATTTAAACGCAAGATCGCTTACTGGTAGAGGCTCATATTGCAAGCCATGTATGAGCGATTATACAAAGACAGAAAAATGGTCTAACTGGAGAAAAGAAAAGTATTACAAAAATCCATCAAGATCAATTTGGATAGAAGCTAGAAACAGAGCTAAAAAAGCTGGATTGCCTTTTAATATTGATCCAGAGGATTGTGAGATTCCGGATTTATGCCCAGTTTTAGGGATAAAGTTAATTAATAAGGGATTTGGCACAAGAAATGATGCTACTCCTACTTTAGATAGAATTAGAAACACAGAAGGATATATTAAAGGGAATGTGAAAATTATTTCTTGGAAAGCAAATAGGCTTAAGTCTGATTGCAATGACTACAATGTTTTTTTAGCGATAGCGGAATATGTCAGAAATAATAATCCCTTACAAACCTAGACCACAGCAGTTAATCCTGCATGATGCTCTTGATAACAATAGATTTGTTGTTGGGGTTATGCACAGAAGGTTTGGGAAAACAGTGGCTGCGATCAACCAGCTTATCAAAAAAGCAATAGAGTGTGAGTTAGATGATCCTAGATTCTGCTATGTTGCTCCTACATATACACAAGCCAAGAGGATAGCGTTTGACTACTTGGTTAAGTTCACAAGACCTTTGGGTGCTAGCGTAAACATCTCTGAGCTGCGTGTTGACTTTTGGGGTAGAAGAATCTCGTTGCATGGCGCAGATAATCCAGATTCATTACGTGGAACTTACTACGATGGATGCGTCTTAGACGAAGTAGGAGACATGAACCCAAAGGTATGGAATGAGGTTCTTAGACCGAGTCTGAGTGATAGATTAGGCTGGTGCTTATTTATCGGAACTCCAAAGGGTCGTAACCATTTCGCAGACTTTAGAGATCGAGCTGAGGAAACTGATGGGTGGAAGTTGCTAGAGTTTAAAGCTAGTGAAACTGGCATTATTCCTGAGTCAGAACTTAACGCAGCTCGTGCTGAGATGGGTGAGGATAAGTACCAACAAGAGTTCGAATGTAACTTTAATAGTGCCGTAGAAGGGGCTTACTATGGGCAGATTATCAACGATCTTGAAGCAAAAGGTCGTCTCACCACTGTTGACCGTGATGATCTTTGCAAGTCTTATGTGGCTTGGGATTTGGGTATGGGTGACTCTACTTGCTTGTGGGTGGCTCAATTGGTTGGCAAGGAAGTCAGGCTCATTGATTTCGTGGAAAACCACGGGGTCGGGCTTGATTGGTATGTCAATTGGCTCAAAGAAAATAGATATGAGCGTTTCTACCAGTACCTTCCACATGACGTTGAAGTCCGTGAAATGGGGACAGGAAAGAGTCGCAAGGAAGTCCTCCAAGAAGCAGGACTAGAGATTACCGTAGCTCCTAGACTATCTGTGGCTGATGGCATACAGGCTGTGCGTAGGCTGCTACCACGTTGTTGGTTTGACAAGGATAAGACTAAGCAAGGCGTTAATGCTTTACGTAACTATCGCAGGGAATATAACGAGAAGCAGAACGTGTACTACGAGAAACCGCTACATGATTGGGCATCTCACGCATCAGATAGTTTTAGGTATTTAGCGATAACACTTGACGAATCGGACGATTCATGGTCATCAAATATCCCAATTAATACTAAATGGGTTGTATAATAAGCAAAATATCCGCATAGGGTTTAGCTATGGATTCAGGACAAGTAAAAGGTATTTTAGAGAACGAGATTGATAACTCAATCGGCTTTATCGACTCTGAAACTACTGACGAACGGACAAGAGCATTACAGTATTACTTACGTGAACCTTACGGTAACGAGGTTGAAGGTCGCTCACAGATCGTAACGGGGGAAGTAGCTGAAGCTGTTGATGGCGCATTGCCACAGCTTCTACGTGTCTTTACGACAACAGAGGACATAGTTTACTTTGAGCCTAAGTCACCTAATGACGAGGAAACAGCAAAGCAAGCTACTGAATACTGTAACTGGGTGTTCTATCGTGAGAATGATGGTCTGCTGATTCTGCATAACTGGTTTAAGGATGCGCTCCTGCAAAAGACAGGCGTTGTTAAGTCTTACTGGGATTCGCAAGAAGATGTAGTCAAAGAAAAGTACAAGAACCTAACAGAAGAAGAACTCGCTTTATTGCTATCTGACGAGACGATGGAAGTCGTGCGTCAAAAGGTCGAGATGGTAGAAGCTGGTGTAGATCAGATGGGTATGCCGATTATGGCTCCGTCTTATTCTGTAACGGTAAAGAAGGTTAAGAAGTCTGGTCAGGTAAAGATTGAGAACGTGCCACCAGAGGAGTTCTTGATCTCTAAGGCTGCTAAGACTATTGATGATTCTCCGTTCGTTGCTCACAGACGTTTAATGCCTCGTAGTGATCTTATCGCTATGGGTTACAGTAAAGACGTAGTTGACAGTCTGCCAACGTATGATGATCTAACCTATAGTCCTGAGCGTATCGCACGATTTAACCAAGACGAGCAGCCAGATTCCTCGCCTAGCCTAGACTTCTCGATGCAAGTGCTTGAGGTTTACGAGTGCTATATACGTATTGACGAGGACGAGGACGGTATTGCTGAGTTACGCAGGATTGTTTACTGTGGCTCTGAGATTCTGGATGACGAAGAAACAGACGTTATTCCGTTCCATTCAATCTGTCCTATCCCAATCCCACATAAGTTCTTTGGGCAGTCATTAGCTGATCGCACAATGGACATTCAGTTAATCAAGTCCACGTTAATGCGTCAGACTTTGGATAACTTGTATCTAACGAATAATGCTCGTGTTGGCGTGGTTGACGGTCAGGTAAACCTTGACGATATGCTTAACGCTACGCCTGGTGGAATTATCCGAGTAAAGAATCCTAATGCTCTGATTCCAATGCAAGTGCCTAGCGTTACAGGTCAGGCGTTCCCAATGTTCGAGTACCTTGACGGTGTAGCAGCCAAGCGTACAGGCGTATCAGACGCTAACGCAGGTTTGGATCCAGACGTACTCAATAACGTCACAGCTACTGCTGTAGCGGCTATGATGAAGTCTAATAGCGGTAAGTTGGAGTTGATTGCTCGTGTGTTCGCTGATACTGGCGTTAAGTCGTTGTTCAGAGGTATCTTGCATCTATTGGGCAAGTATCAGGACAAGGCAAAGCTAGTCCGTATGCGTGGCAAGTACGTACAGTACGATCCTAGAACTTGGGCGAATGAATACGACATTAGCATTAACGTAGGCTTAGGTTCTGGTGACAGAGATCAGAAGTTGGCAATGTTGCAAATGATTCTGGCTAAACAAGAGCAGATATTGCAGCAGTTCGGCCCATCTAATCCACTAGTATCGGTAGGTCAGTATCGCACCACGTTAGCAAAGTTTATCGAGTCAGCAGGGTTTAAAGATGCAAACGCATTTCTTAACGAGATTACTCCTGAACAAGATGCTGCTCTTGCACAGCCTCAGCCTCCATCTCCCGATGCACAGGCAGAGGTTGCTCAAATGCTTGCGGACGTTGAACGAGAGAAGATCGCTGCGAAGTCGCAGATTGAAGCGGAGAGATTGAGATTAAAGCAGCAGGAACTCGAAGCTCAATATACCCAAAAGGGTCTAGAGATGGCTATGAAGAACCAGCAGCAACAGTCTGACATCAAGATTAAAGAAGCACAGTTAGCTGTTCAGCAGTTACAGGCAATTCTAACGATGGATATGGCAGACGAGCAGATGCGTCAGAAGCAAGCTGAGATTGTCCTGAAAGCGATTAAAGAATTAGGTGGTTTAGTCCAATGAGTAAAGCAGATTGGGCAGCTCGAATACTTCAAGATGAGCGATTCATTGAGGTAATGAACGAGCTAAAAGAGTTAGAGATACAGAAGTTTAGAAGTACAGATTACAGCGACATGGAACTACGTGAACAAGCGTATCTACGCCTCAGGGTTCTGGAGGATATAGAAGGTTATATTCAAGGGCTTACTAACCAAAAGCTCATTGACGCAAAAAGATGGAAGATTTTGTAGTCCGTATAGGGCGGTTCCCTATATAATTATGGAAATGAAAACATGAGCGATACTGAAAGCACCACTCCAGAGGGAAGTGCGCAGTTAGATGTAAATGGTGCAGCTAACGCTAT